GTGCCGCTTCGGCAAGGAAGTCGATTCAAAGGGCTATCCCCTGGCTCCAGGGTTATGAGGAGATTGTCCTGTTCTTCGACAATGACGAGGCTGGCCGTAAGGCGGCGGAGGATGCAGCAAGCGTCCTACCACCAGGCAAGACGAAGATTGCACGACTGGAGACACATAAGGATGCTTCAGACGCGCTACAGGCAAACGATTCACAACTAATTCGTGAGGCGATTTGGAATGCCATTCCTTACCGTCCTGACGGCATTGTAGATTGCAAAACTCTGCATGATCTAGTCACTACTCCCTCACCTCCGTCTGATCATGACTACCCCTTTCAAGGACTACAAGATAAACTGCACGGGATCCGGTATGGAGAACTTGTCACGATTACTGCAGGTTCTGGTATCGGAAAGTCTTCCGTTTGTAGGTACCTTGCAACTCACCTTTTACAAAAAGGAGAGCGGGTCGGTTATGTGGCACTTGAAGAGTCAAACAGGCGTACAGCTCTCGGACTGATGTCCTCAGCAGTTGGTAAATCACTTCACCTTGGCGAACATGAACGATCTACTCTCGACGAAGCGTATCAAGCTACTCTTGCTAATTGGAATCTCTTTCTTTTTGATGGCTTCGGTAGTTTCGATCCCGATGTACTCTACAACCGAATTGAATACCTTGCTTGCGGGTTAGATACCAAGGTTATCTTCCTCGATCACTTGTCTATCCTTCTCTCCGGTCTGGAGGGTGAGGAGCGACGGATGATTGACCAAACCATGACCCGCCTGCGTTCCCTTGTGGAGCGTACTGGTATCGCATTGTTCCTTGTATCCCACCTACGCCGCCCAAGCGGAGACACCAATCATGAAGAAGGCGCAAGAGTGCATCTCGGACAACTTCGAGGTTCGGCAGCTATTGCTCAACTGTCAGATGGAGTTATTGCGCTTGAACGGGACCAGCAAGCGGATCGAGGAGCGTCTGGAACGACTGTGCGAGTCCTTAAAAACAGATACTCTGGAGAAGTAGGCATTGCCTGTAAACTTACCTATGATCTAGAAACTTGTAAATTCCATGAAAATGCGTGTGACGAACCTGGGTTCGACCCAACAACCGATTTCTAAACCAAACCCTCCCACTCCTGAAGCAGTTGCAAAGGCACAGTTCGTCGATAAGACTTACCAATGGAAGGGATCTGCGGCGAATAAAGCTGCTAACGTACAACCTAATATTTAACGGACTGATCTTTGTTACCAACCTGTTCATCGTGGCAGGTGTTATCCGTCATTGGAACGACCAATGAGTGCTTACTTATTTGACCTCGAAACAGACGGACTTTACAATGATTGCACCCAGATTCACTGTGTTGGCGTTTATGATCTCGATGCCCGCAAAGCTTTGGTCTACAACGACCAAGGTGATCAAGCTCCGATATCTCAAGCTATTACCATGCTTGAAGGTGCGGACTACATCATCGGGCACAATGTCATAAACTACGACATTCCAGTGATCAAGAAACTTTACCCTTGGTTTAAACCTGAGGGTCAGGTTGTTGACACATTGTTACTGTCTCGTCTCTACCATGCAGACATTCTTGACATCGATCAACGCCGTAAGTGGAACATGATGCCACTGAAACTTTATGGGCGTCACAGCCTTGAGAGTTACGGTTATCGACTTGGCTGCTTCAAACAGGACTTCGGTAAAACGACGGACTGGAAGGAATGGAGCCAGGAGATGCAAGACTACTGCGAACAAGACGTACAAGTCACACTCCACCTATGGAATCATTTCCACAAATACCTGAATGGGTAATCCTTGAACATGACATCGCAACCATCCTCACCCGACAAGAATTACATGGATGGCGCTTTGATGAGAGCGCTGCATGGCAACTTGAATGTACTCTCAGAGGAGAGCTGGAAAGCCTTACTCAAGTACTTCGGGACCGGCACCCTCTCATCGCAGGGAGCGAGTTTACTCCGAAGCGACCTAATCGAACACAAGGATATGTGCAGGGTGCCACATTCACTCGCTTAAAAGAATTCAATCCAACTTCACGAGACCACATCGCATGGGTTCTACAAACGCACTACGGATGGTCACCTTCTACCATGACCCAAACAGGGAAACCAATGGTGGACGAAGTGATTCTGAAGGATATTCAGAACGATTTCGCCCAGATGTGTTCCCGCTGCTTGGATTTGACGAAGAAGCTCGGCTTGCTGAGCGAGGGAGTGAACGCCTGGTTGAAATTGTCTCGGAGTTCGAGGATTCACCATCACTGTTCTGTAGCAACGGTGACGCATCGTGCAGCCCACCGAAAACCAAACCTAGCCCAAGTTCCTAGTGATCATGAATTCAGACAACTCTTCACGGCGTCCCCAGGTCTTGTCATGGTCGGCGCTGACCTTAGCGGTATTGAGCTTAGGATGCTCGCTCACTACCTTGCTCGTTACGATGAAGGTCGTTACGCGGATATCCTCCTTAACGGAGACATTCACCAAGTCAATGCCGACAAAATTGGCATCTCCCGACGTGCAGTCAAGACTGTAACGTATGCATTTTTGTACGGCGCTGGCGACAACAAAATCGGGTTAAGTTATGATCCTCAACTCTCTTCAAAGCAGGCGACTGCTAAGGGCAAAGAGATACGCGCTGCATACATGGAAGCAGTACCAGGACTTGAGAAACTGGTTACTGCGGTTAAACAGAAGGCGCAATCCTCTGGTAAAATCCGTGGTATTGACGGTCGCAACATTAGCTGTTCTAGCCCTCACAAAGCTTTGAATATGCTTTTGCAATCATCAGCTGGCGTTATTGCAAAGCGCTGGATGAACATTGTTAATCAAGAGCTACCACCCCACACCCACCAACTAGCTTTTATCCATGACGAACTCCAGTTTGAAACCCAACCCGAATCAGCTGACAATCTTTGTGCATCCTTGGTACGAGGAGCTACAAAAAGCGGAGAATACTATCAAATGCGGATTAGAATCGACGCTGAAGCCAAGCGAGGGATCAATTGGGCTGAGGTCCATTGAATGGGCTGCTGGTATTTACGAAGGTGAAGGTGCTTTAACAACACAAGGTAAACCAGGAACTTGGCGCCTTGTTGTTAACATGACTGACTACGATATTCTCAAATATTTTCATGAGATTATTGGAGTTGGTAAACTGCATGGACCTTGGAAACCTCCTAGTGTTCCTGCTCACCACAAACCGCACTGGTCAATCCGAGTCAACAACAAACACGACATTTTCAAGGTAATCTGCGAGTTCTACCCTTACATGGGTGAGCGTCGCCGTGCTAAATTCGATGAGTTCCTAACCACCTATGGCAACTAAATCCAAAACCACCCTTGGCCGTACTGATTTTCAAAGTAATGCCAAATTTAAGCACACTCACCAAGGCAACGGTACTCGATCTCTTCCTAAAAAAGGTAAGAAAAAGTATCGGGGTCAAGGACGATGAGTGCTCTAATTGACTGCGACTTCATTGTCTACAAAGATTGTGCAGCAGCAGAGACAGAGATTGACTTCGGGGATGATATCATTCTCGTAGCATCTAAATTCTCAGAAGCATTGCGTCTTGTTGAGGAAGACCTTTACAAGATTGCACAAGACCTTGGATGCTTTGATGACTCTATTCTTTTCTTTAGCGATTCCGTTAACTTTCGCAAGGCTATTGATCCTGACTACAAGGGACACCGAAATAGAAAAAAGCCTTGCGGTTATAAGAGGGTTATCAACGCGCTCAAGGAGACGTTCCCGGTTGTCGTCTTACCGCAACTTGAGGCGGACGACGCAATGGGAATCTATGCCACCAGAGAACCTGGACAACATGTAATTGTCTCTCCTGACAAAGACATGCGACAGATTCCTGGAGACTTGTACAACTTAAAGGATCCAGTTGAAACAATTGATGAAGAGGAGGCACGACGTTGGCACCTAATCCAAACTCTTGCAGGCGACCAGACGGACGGCTATGCAGGGGTTCCAGGTATCGGTGTCAAACGTGCAGTCACTCTCTTCGAGAAAGAAGGATACACTTGGGAGACTGTAGTCAATGCATTCGCTGCTAAGGACCTGGACGAGGACGTGGCACTACGAAATGCTAGGCTTGCTAAAATTCTACATTTCGAGAACTATGACTTCGACACCAAGACCGTCAAACCATGGCTTCCCCCCGCCGCCAGTGGTTGACCTGACGATGGAGCAGGAATTCAAAATGAAACAGATTGAGCTTGCTCTCAAGGACGCACACAAGGATGATATCATTACTGTGTTCCTTGCCCTTCAACGCCAGTGCTTCGTGCTTGGCAACAACGTTTCCCAACTTGTCAAACTATGGCCCGCACCAACGACTACGGACCCGACTATTATCAACGAGGTTCTATCCCAGTTTGGGAATTTATCCGAGACCAAGGACTGAACTTCCATCTCGGCAATGCTATTAAGTACATTTGTCGAGCAGGTCACAAAGGTATCGATGGCAGAAGCCTGCAAGATGCCTACATCAAAGATCTTACCAAAGCCATCCACTACCTTCAGAATGAACTCGAAAATCAAATCATTGATGAGCCAAGCACAGGAGTTTCGCCTTGGCTACCAAGTGAAGAACGATACTGGGCCAGCTTCACGGGCGATGCAGAAGCGTTTGATCGTTGAAGAGTTCAAAGAGTTCCTAGAAGCTGAACAACAGCTCTTGTACGGCTACACACGCAACGCTGAAGACTGTTTGAAAGAGCTGGCAGACCTCGTTTACGTCTGCTACCAATACGCTGCTAATCTGGACTGGGACCTGGATGAAGCAATGGATCGTGTACACCAGAGCAACATGAGTAAGCTTGGTGAAGACGGTAAACCCATCCGCCGAGAGGATGGTAAAGTACTCAAAGGTCCCAACTACCAACCTCCTACTCTTACTGATCTCGTTTAAAGAAATGTCCACCTCGCTCATTGCCCGCACTGGTCGTGTCCAATCTTGGATTGACGATCCCACCTCACGCCTCCCCGTCAGCTGTACTGTATTTGTCGTCGAAGACTCGATGACCGGAGCCAATGGAATCGAAGCATCATGGAAATTTGCATCGAACGCTCTTAGATTTGGAGCGGGCTGTGCTATCCATCTATCAAAACTGCGGCCCCGAGGAGCGGAGAATGGTAAGGGCTTGGTCAGCTCAGGTCCCGTATCTTTTGGGAAGATCTACTCGACCCTGAATGAGATCCTTCGTCGCGGTGGTGTCTACAAGAACGGAGCAATTGTTCTGCATATTGACGCGCCGCACCCTGATCTGGTAGAGTTTATTCAAACTCCCCGTTCTGAGCTGCCTTGGGTCAAGCGTTGTGTAAACATCAACGATGATTGGTGGGCAGAAATGCCTGACAATAAGCGTAGCATTCTGCTGCAAGGTATCCGTAACGGTGACATCTGGTTGGTCAAAACTAAGACTGATCAAAATGGTGAACGTATCTACGGTAATGTATGCCTTGAGGTGTTTCTCAAGAGCCGTGGCACTTGTCTGCTACAGCACATTAATTTGGCAGCATGTAAAATTGAAGACATTGAAGGTGCTTTCATTGAAGGCATGACGCAGCTGTGTGAGCTGCATAGTAAAACTGGTGTTGATGAATCTGGTGAGTATCTCCCCTCTCAAACCGATCGTCAAGTGGGGCTTGGAATGCTTGGCTTGGCTAACCTTCTGCGCCGTTATGACGTATCTTATCAAGATTTCGGCGAAGCTCTAGCTTTGGTTAGCGGTGGTGTTCTTTGTGATGACACCGATGCAGTACGCCTTGCCCGTGCCCTTTATTTTGGTATTGAAAATGCAGCCCAGGTTGCTCGAAACTACCGTATGGATCGGGCTTTTGCTATTGCTCCCACTGCTTCTTGCAGCTACCGTCACAACGATCTGGACGGTTTCACTGCTACTCCAGAAATAGCTCCTCCCATCGCCCGTCAAGTGGACCGCGACAGCGGTACCTTTGGCGTCCAGAGCTACGATTACGGTCCCGTTGAGATCGCATCGGAAGTTGGCTGGGATGCTTACAAATCAGTTGCGGATGGTATCATGAAGATGCTGGACCGCACGGGACTTCTTCATGGCTATAGTTTCAACTCGTGGAGTGACGTGATCACTTACGATGAAGCCTTTATTGAAGAGTGGTTAGCTTCACCCCAGACCTCCCTTTATTACTCGCTTCAGGTTATGGGTGACACTCAAGATAAGACAGATGCGTATGCTGCTCTAAAAGAAGATGATGTTACCGCATACTTGGACTCTATTATCAACGATTTAGAACCAACTTGCGATTGCGCTGAATGACACCTTACGATAAACTACTTGCCAGGAAACGAACCTGGACCCCCGTACAAACTACTGCAGGTAAACTTGTGGAGGGCGCTGAAGAAACTATTTATCGCGCCCTTGCACTCCGCCATATGGAACTGCCTGTAGGAGATTTTATTAATGATGCTCTCAAAAATGAAGTTCCGAAAGCAAGTGTGGCGCTCCTTCGATCAAATATCAAGGACGAGGAGAACCACGACCTCGCGCTGGGTTATATCGCCAACGCTATCGGCACTGATCCGAAAAGTGAGGCGGAAGCCCAAAGGTTACGAGAAGCTTGGGTTGCACATCCGGATCACACGCTCCTCAAAGCGTTGGTTGCCGAACGTGCGATTTTCTTTGTGCTCCTCCCCTTTTTCCGTTTCAACGGTGATGCTGGACTACGAACAGTAAGTGCTGACATCAGCCGTGATGAACAGGTCCATGTTTCTACCAACACCCTTGTCTGCACGGAGATGGGTCTAAACTACAGCCCTTCTCTTGACAAACTGCGTAAGGCTACCATCAACTGGGTTATGGAGCCACTAGGTAGAAATACTACCAATAAATATTTGGACAAAAAATTTTGGCTGGATTCCAGCGATAACTTGATGTATCAAGGTAAAGCCCCAGAGCTTTCTGACACCAAGCGAGCTAGGATGCCAGCGTTCTTTGAACATGCAAACCCCAACCTCCCTCAGTATGCTTGAAGTGAAGGGGATGACAACCTCGTCCCTACTTCAAGAACTGTTTGAAACTTTTCCACCTATCAACCCAACCCCACAAATGACGATGGAGCAGATCATGTATCAATCAGGTCAACGCTCCATTGTCGAGTGGATTCAATCTAAAATGGATGAAAGCTAATGTGTTTCGGTGGTGGTGGCGGAGGGCAACAACAAGCTCCCGCACCTATTAACATCATGCCTCAGACTCCAATCGTTAAAGAGCCTGAGCCTCCTAAGCAACTTAAACAAGAATACAAACCGTTGCAACCTCTAGACTATCAACCTGGTATCCAGCAAGCTGGAGCTAGTCGTCGTCGTCGTGATCAACTGTCTGGTCGTGCTTCTATAGCTCGTCGTCGTGGCTTGTCTATTGGAATCTCTGGTTCACAAGCAATTCCTCCTTCTGGAGGCATTAACCTGTGAAGAACGCACGTGCTCGGTATGAGAAGCTTACTTCGGTAAGAAATAATTTTCTCGACGTAGCTTATGAGTGTTCTCGCCTTACTCTTCCTTACTTGATTCGTCGTGATGAAGGTTACAAAGAGAATCATAAAACTCTTGTAACTCCATGGCAATCAGTTGGCGCTAAGTCGGTAGTAACGCTGGCAAGTAAACTTATGCTTGCTCTGCTTCCTCCGATGACTCCGTTTTTTAAACTGCAAGTTCGGGATGAAAAGCTAGGAGAAGAGCTACCAAAAGAAATTAAAACTGAACTCGAAGAGAGCTTCGGTAAAATTGAACGCATGATCATGGATGTTATCAATGCATCTAATGATCGTGTTACTATCCACGAAGCAGTCAAGCATCTGATTGTTGGTGGCAACGCCCTTTTGTTTATGGGCAAGAACGGTATCAAGATGTACCCGCTAAATCGGTTTGTTGTAAACCGTGATGGTGACGGCAACGTTCTTGAGATCGTAACCAAGGAGCTGATTTCCCGTGAGCTTCTTGACATTCCTCTACCCAAACCTAATCAAGCTGGTGGTAACTCGGGCTCTGGTACAAACGGGAAAGAGGACGACGTTGAGGTGTACACCTACGTCCGACTGGAAGAATCATCTGGTCGCTGGGTCTGGCATCAGGAAGTTGATGACAAAATCGTTCCTGGTAGCCGTAGTACAGCACCTAAAAATGTTTCACCATGGCTTGTTCTCCGATTCAATACAGTTGACGGTGAAGACTACGGTCGTGGTAGAGTTGAAGAGTTCCTTGGAGATCTACGCTCCCTCGATTCTTTGAGCCAAGCGCTGATTGAAGGCAGCAGTGTTGCAGCTAAAGTTGTATTCTTGGTATCACCAAGCAGTACTACTAAGCCTGGGACTCTTGCTAATGCTGGAAACGGTGCTATAATTCAAGGCCGACCAGAGGATGTGCAAGCGGTAACTGTGGGCAAAACTGCAGATTTCCGCACTGCATCTGAAATGGCTGCAAGTCTAACACAAAGACTTTCTGATGCGTTCCTTGTTCTTTCTGTACGTCAATCTGAACGCACAACAGCAGAAGAAGTACGCCTCACACAACTCGAATTGGAACAGCAACTCGGTGGACTATTCTCCCTTTTGACTGTAGAATTCTTGGTGCCTTATCTGAACCGTACTATGTTTGTTCTGCAACGTAGTAATCAGGTCCCTAAACTTCCCAAAGATCTTGTCCGTCCACAAATTGTGGCAGGTGTGAATGCTTTGGGGCGTGGTCAAGACCGTGAGTCTTTGACTATGTTCTTGCAAACGGTTGCTCAGACTATGGGTCCTGAAGCGCTTGCAAAATACATCGACCCTTCTGAAGTCATCAAACGTTTGGCTACAGCACAAGGCATTGAGACACTGGGTCTTATTAAATCTGAAGAGAAACTTCAAGGTGAAATGCAACAGCAGCAACAGATGGCTCAACAACAAGAGCTACTTAAGCAAGCTGGTCAACTTGCATCTGCACCTATGATGGACCCATCTAAAAACCCACAAATGATGCAACAATTGAATGACGGATCCAACCCCGAAGCGGCGGCGCTCCCCCCGGAAGAGTAATCCTCCTGAACCAAAGCGTACCGTTAAGCCCGCTCAAGAAATTAAAAAAGAAGGGACTCCTATTACTGTAGAGACTCCCGAACCACAAACTGAGAGTAAACAAAATAAAACTCTCACTCAAAAAATGTCGCTTGGCGAGGACCCGTACACTGATGACGGTAATCGTTATGCTCCACGAATGAAGGTAGGTTCCCCTACCATCGGTCGTTCACCCAACTATGTAAAAACAGTTGGCCTTGGTAACCTTCAAGTAACTACTGTAAATGGCAATTCTTACTTACGATCCGACTCCAGCGGATCAACCGGAACTGAATCAAGCTGAGCAAGAGGCTCTAGCTATTGGCGAGCGCCAAGCTGAAGAAGAGAACCGGATGCTGGCTGGTAAATACGAGTCAGCAGAAGAACTGGAAAAAGCTTACATTGAACTTCAAAAGAAATTAGGAGAATCTAACGATGGCTTGCGGGAAGAAACACAGCAAGGGGAGCGGCGGGAAGAAGAAGTAGAAGAGCAAGTAGAAGCTGATCCTCTGATTCAGCTGCTGCAAGAAGCTTCTAATGAGTACTATTCTAATGATGGTCAACTGTCTCCTGAAATGATGGAGAAGCTGACTGAAATGGATAGTCGTGATCTTCTCAATGCTTACATTCAAATCCAACAAAGCGCTCAAGGTCCTGAAGACTTTACACAAGAGCAAGTAACTGACATTCAAAACTTTGTCGGTGGTGAAGAAGCCTATGGTAATCTAGTTACCTGGGCTTCAGAAAATATGCCACAAAATTTTGTTCAGGCTTTCGACAACTTGATTAATGTTGGCGATCCTGACATGGTAAAACTGGCTGTGGTTGGACTGCAAGCTGCTTTCCAAGAATCTAATGGTTACGAAGGACGTATGCTGTCTGGCAAACCTGCTCAGACTAAAGAAGACGTTTTCCGTAGCCAAGCTGAAGTGGTTGACGCCATGTCTGACCCACGCTATGATCGAGACCCTGCTTATCGGCAGGATGTCTTTGCTAAACTTGAACGATCCGATCTTAACTACTAATGACTGACCATCCCTACGGTGTGCCTCATGAAGAGAAAGCTGAGCGTCTTAACGGACGCTTGGCTATGCTTGGTATCGTTGCTGCCATTGGTGCTTATGCTCTGACCGGACAGATTATTCCCGGTATTTGGTAATGCTACCTTCTAAGAAAAAGAAGAAAGGGCGTAACTCCCTGAAGATTGCTCAAGGACCTATGTCTCAAGAAGATTTTCGTGAGCTGGTTGGGCAACGCATGGACCGTAAACAATTAGATAAGATGTTTCCCAAGCAGGGAGACTATCTTCGTTGGTTGAAGCAAACAGGCAACGCCAATGGTCCACGAGTTCGAGGTGTTTAATTATGCCTGCTAAAAAGAAAGAGACGAAACAACGTCTTGATCCTTCCTGCTGGAAAGGTTATGAAAAAAAGGGAACCAAAGTAAAAGGTGGTACCCGTGTAAACAACTGCGTTAAGAAAAAGAAATGATTCAATGCCCTGATTGCAACGTCCAAGAGCAGTATGTTCTTGAACAACTCCAAACTAAAGCGGAGATCAAAGACAAAACTGCCCTCGCTGTAATCATGGGCAACATCAAACAGGAATCTGGTTTCCGCTCTAACGTGTGTGAAGGAGGTGCTATACTTCCTTACGACCAATGCCTTCGAGGAGGGTATGGTCTTATTCAATGGACAACTCAGAAACGCTACGATGGACTTGGTTCATTTTGTCGCCGCTATTCTTGTGACCCTTCTAGTCTTGAAGGTCAAGTACGGTACATGATTAACGAAGGACAATTTCGAGCGGAGCTGAGTGAGTTCCGTACTCCTCATCAACCCGTTCCCTTCTATATGAATTCTGCTTCCTACTGGTTAGGTTGGGGAATCTTTGGTAGACGGGAACAATACTCATACGACTACCTAAAACGATTCAAATGAAAACTCTTGCTATCCTCCCCGCTGTCGCTCTGATGGCTGC